ATATCTTTGACCAGTCAGATGCTTCAAACGTATCTCATACACTTGAGTTTATGTATGAAGAGACCCCAGGAAGTGGAACTTTTAACTTAGATTGGACTGCTGGTGTTACGAATAATGGTGGTACTGCTGGTGTTGATAGAATTTTAACATGGCAAGTACCAAGTAATGCACCCGAAGACATGCTTTACACTTGTGATGCACATGGTTCAGGTATGGGTGGTGAGTTATCACTCTCTGGTCTGAACGGTATAGAAATCGCAAACCCTGCCGATGAAGTAGCCGCAGGAAACTTTACTAACCCAACAATTACTGCCGTTACCTTCTCACAACAATATTACGATGGTGCGTTTCGTTATAATCAAACTCTACACAGATACGAATTCTTTTCAGAAGAACTTGGTTGGGTACAAACAACTTATGCACCGACAGTAACATCGGTAACTGGTTCTGTTCTTGATGGTGAATTAAATTCTATCACAATTGATGGTGGTGGATTTGACCCTGCAATGACAGTTGAAGTTGTAAGTGTCGATGACCTTTATACTCCTCTATCAAACCCAGTCACATTTACATATGTGAACACTGGCAGAATTACAGCAACAATTGATGCAAGAACTCCTTACTCACTACAAGACGGTGTGGGTAATATCTTAGAAGCAATTAGTTTTAGATTGACTTCAGGCATTACAAACGCAAGAGCCGTTTCGGGTGAAGTTGAAATTGACAGAGACCCAGAATTTGGTGTTGCATCTCTAGCCACTATTGGTCGCTTCTTTGTAAATACCGATTCTGTTGGTGAAACGACAGATGTTGAAAACCCTGTTGTTCTTTCTGCTTCTGACCCCGATGACACTGACGCAGAAATTACATTTGCAGTTGCACCAAACACAATGGGCTTTGGTACAAACAGAAATAAAGCAACTGATGGTACTACAGTAGGTGGAAGAACACTAGGTTCAGCAACCACTGACCCAAATACACAAAATTCAGACTTCTCAGTTTTCTTTGAGCCACAAGTTCCTAATCAAGGTATCTTAAAAGGTGCTGTTAACCCTTGGTCGAACGGTGGTCCCGGTCACCCAGACTATGGTCAGAACTTTGGCTCAAGTGTTCGTTACCCAGGCACACTAGAAGCATTGCATGACTTAACAGTTCGTGCAACTTCTACAACACCTGATGGTCGTACAACAACAAACGATGAAACTTTCAGAATGAGAGTTATCACACCTTGGAGATACATTTCAAACATCTCACACCACTACGTTGCTGGTGGATATATTGGTTCAGAGAGTTGGCGTGTTGTTCATCGTTGTACAGCATCTACTGATACTACAGTTTCGCTAGGTGTTCAACTTGCAGACAATGGTGTTACATCACCAAACGCCAACCGTTCTGGTGTTCGTTACGGCTCAGAAGCAGTAGACAGATGGTCTGGGCAATATATGATGTTCCAAGCAAATACTTTTGATTATTCGAACAAAACAGAAAACTACAATATGATTACCGAGACTGCTTATGGTCTAACAACTGGAGGTCTATCGGTAGAAAGATATGACGTTCAAGGTTGGTCGAATGATACTCGTAGAAAAGGTTACTGTCATACAGGTAATACCCCAAGTGGAATTTCTACAACAGTAGACAGATTTAATATGGCTACATCTACTCGTGATGCAACACTGACGAATAGTACAGGTTATCATGGTTATGGTGCCGCTACAGTATTTAATGAAACACACGGCTATCATCACCAGTGGGGTCGTTCTTCAAATGGTGCGCCAGATGGTGGTCACAGAATGGAACTAGCAACAGAGACATTCTCAGGTGCTAACTACTTTAATCTAGGTTCGCTTGGGTATGCAGGTGCTGTTGGTAAAGCACTCTCAACATGGGGTGAACATGGAAACCTTGCATATTGGATTGGTTATAATACTGTCACTACATGTTGGAAAGGTGACTTAGGGACTGATACTTTCACAGTAGCACCTTTCGTTCAGACAACAAATAATGGTGAGGGTAACTGTTCTCACGGATTGAACCACGGGTATTCACTAGGTGGCTATAACGGTGTACAGAACAACCACTCAGATAGATTTAACTTTCAAACAGAAACTTGTGTTCGTGTAGCAAGCGCAGACACCACAGGTAATGCTGGTACTTCTTCAGCCGCCGTTGGTTGGGTTGAGAAGTAGACGTATAAATATAATGAAAGAACTAACTAAAGGATAGAATAATGCCAATCATAAATTTAACAAGCACAGACAGAGTTGCAGATTGGCTTGCACGAACTAATGAAGTTATTGATGAACTCAATGACGGTGTTGGTAACCGACAGGCGCTATCTACAACTGATAAGACGATTGTTGGTGCGATTAACGAACTTGCAGGTCCAGGTGCTATTACATCTGTTAACCTCGCTGATGGTGCAGTCACTACACAGAAAATCGCAGACGATGCCGTAACTACAGCAAAAATTGTTGAGAATATCGTTCTTCCAGGTACTGGTTGGACAAAACTACCATCAGGTACTACTGCACAAAGACCAACAGGTGCCCAAGAGGGTTACATTCGATATAACACAGATTTTAATCATTACGAACAATATACTGACATTGGTTGGGTACTCATCGTTGGTGCCCCTATTGCAACAAGTTCTTCTGGAACACTAACTGAAAGTGTTAATTCACAAGTAACACTAACAGGTACAGGATTCACTGAAGATATGTCTATTTTTGCAGTAGACCCAAATAATAACAATGCTCAGATTGTTCAGATGACAAATGTTAACTTTGTTTCATTTACACAGGTGCAGTTTACATATCCTGCAGTAGCAAACCCAATTCCTGCAAGTGTTACTGAAGTCGCATTCAGAGTACAATCAGGCGCATCAAACCTAAGTAGTATTACAGACTTTACAATTAATGTTGGTCGTGGTCCTACTTTTGCAGTACAGTCTGGTGCTGTTGTGGGTGAATTCCAATTAAACGGATAAGGGATTAAATAATGGCTGTTACCTTCATATCAGGTTCAAATAAACCAATCAATGCTTACGATGTTGACAACACGCAAGTAACATACAGCGTTACGTCTCAGCCAGGCAGTGATATCACAGGGTTTACTAACACTGGTACCGCCATTGCTTTGACAACGCCTGCGGGAATCACTGGAGTATCAAAATCCATTGCAGTTTATGTTTTACAATCTGCATCTTCTGGTAATGCTACACTAAAAAGCATTTCACTCAAGCAAACTGGTTCAGATACAGAACTTTTGACAGACGCAGGACTTGATGATGTACCTACAAACTGGATTATAAACGCAGGAGTAACAGATAACGCTGACGGCACTGTTACTATGACAGGTACTTCAGTAAGCGCAGAGATTAAACAAGACATTGCTCTTACTGCTAACACTGAATATAAACTAGAAATTGTTGCTGATATTCCAATTAACACAACCATGAGACTTCAGAGTTATCACTATGACAGTACCAACCAAGGTGCTGATGGAACTTTTAGTCAAACTGGTTTCATCTTTGATATTCCTGGTGCTGGTCAAGGTGAAGAAACATATTCTTTCAAATTTTTTCCCACAGAAACAACTCGGGTAGACGCAACTTCCACTGTAAATAGAGCATTGAATGGTGGACCAGGGTCTGCCGATTATGGTACGAATAATACAAGTTCTAAAACATATAGACATCATAACACAACAACTGCTAGAAATCATAGTTTCACAGTTCGTGCAACTGACGCCGATGGGGAGGTTGCAGATAGGTCATTCAACATTAAGGCAACTCTGCCTTGGAGATATATCGCAAACATCTCACACAACTTTATTGCAGGTGGTTACTACAATGCAGAAAGTTGGAGAACAGTAAACCGTTGTGATGTAAGTACAGATACAACATCTAACTTGGGTAGTCTGATGGCAGCAAACGGTGTTACATCACCAAACGGCAACCGTTCAGGTATGAGATATTCAGACAGTTCGAATGACAGATGGACAGGTAATGCTATTTGTTACTCAACATATGCATATGACGCAAACAATCACTGCGAAAACTTTAATATGATTACAAATACTATGTATGGTAATGGTGCAAGACTTGCAAACTCAACAAACGGTGGTAACGCTTGGACGGATGATACTCGTAGAACAGGATTCTATGGTGGTCCAAGTGGTATCTACGAAAAGTTTACTCATACAACAATGACAAGAATTACACAGTTCACAGGTTTTAATAGTTATAACTATCACGCCACATTCTTTAATGAGACTGCTGGTTATACTTATTCTGCAACTGCTGGTAACCAAACAACGGCTGAAAAACATGCTTATGCTACAGATACAAGAAGCACAGGAGCATACACAGTAGACAGTACATTTGCTGGTGGTGCAGGTAACCATACAAAAGCAATCTCAACTTTGGGATATGGACAAGATGAAATTTGGTTAGTGGGATGGAACATTGTCTCTAACACTTGTATTGTAAGACTAGCAAACAGTACAGCAGTCGCAGGACCTGCTCAAACAACAAACAATGGTGAAGGTAACTGTACATCAGGTCCAACTGAAAGTCACGGATATTCACTAGGTGGCTATAACGGGACACCTCAAAACAATCACGCCGACAAAATGAACTATTCGTCATCAACAATTACCAGGGTTGCATCGGCAGACCTTAGACCACACTCAGGTGCATCATCTGGTGGTCGTATGTGGGCGGAGTTATAAGAAATGGCAGTCACTTTTGTAAACAATTCTAACAAAGCAATTAATGCTTTCGATACAGATGCTCAGAGTGTAACATATACTCTTGACACTCAACCTGGAACTCAGTACGTTGATGGAACACCAAACTCAAATGTAGCAATTACTACAACCACAGTGACGGGTCAATCTCGTATCGCTGGTGTGTATGCAGTAAACTCAACGGGTGTTATCAACGTATACAGTGCAAGTTTAACAAAAGTATCGGATAGCACAGAGTATTACACAAACACTAGTTTTGACGATGCGACTGGTGGTGTAGTAGACGATTGGGTTGGTTCATCTGACACAGGAAGTCAGGCTACAACGCAGTTTACAGATGGTTCGAATGACAACTATGTTCAGTTATCTGCAAACGGTGGAGCATTTCAAGGATTATATCAAAGTTTTGCACTCGTTGCAAATCAACAGTATCGTTTTTCAGTAGATGCACAGATTCCTGCGGGAAGCATTCTAAGACTTGACAGTAGACACTTTGGTGCAAACAATTCTGGTGCGCCTCAAGAAGGTTTCTTTACTGACATTCAAGGCGATGGTATTCGCAGAACACATACTTTTAGTTTCTATCCTGCAGATACAGCATTTATCAGCCCAACAGGATTTCCAGACCGTTCAATTAACGGAGGTCCAGGTTCAGTTGACTTTGGTGTAAATCGTACATCAACTAATACTGACGTTGCACCAAATACAAGATATTATAATCACCCAGTTCAAATAACTGCTACTGACACTGATGGAAACGATACAACAGATAACTTTCATATTCGTGCAGTGCTACCTTGGACACACATTGCAAACTTGACACATGGTTATGTTTGTGGTGGATATATTGGTGCAGAGAGTTGGCGTCACGTTTGTAAACTAGACTACTCAACTGATGCTTCAGTATCAATGGGAACACAACTAGCCTCTAATGGTGTTACAGACCCAAATGGAAACCGTTCAGGCTGTCGTTATACTGATGGTTCAACTGATATCTGGACAGGTAACGGTATTTGTTACTCATCATATGCGTATGCTCAAAGTTCTTATACAGAAAACTACAACATGGTGACTGAAACTGCATATGGTCTAAACAACCAACACAACGGTGGTCACTATGGGCAACAAGGCGCAACTGATTACGACAGACGCTTTGGTTATTCTCATGCAGGTTCGTTGAACGACACAAGCACTGCTACTTCTCAGGTTGAGAAATTTAACTTGTCAACAACAACAAGAGTTGGTGACATTGGACAAGCAACTGCATGGGTTCTTCACGGTGGCGGATTTACAGAAACACATATGTATTTTGCACAAGCAGGTTCTGGTACAAGAGACTACTATGACTTTGCAACGGAAACTCGTGTGGGTAACGGTTGGACAAACAATGCTGAATTTACTGCTGGTACCGCACATACAAAAGCAATTTCAATGTGGGACAACAGAGGTTGGTTCGTAGGTTGGAACACTGTGGTGAACACATATATAATTAACTTCACAACTGGTGTTATGACTAGAGCGGGTGACCAAACAACAAACAATGGTGAAGCAAACTGTCTGACGGCTATGAACCACGGTTATACTTGCGGTGCATACAATGGCACACAGAACAACCACTCAGATAAGTTTAACTTCTCTAATGGTACAGTGACAAGAAATGCTGTTGGTGATAACAAAGGCGCACCCGGAGCATCTTCTGGTGTCGCAATGTGGGTTGAAAGATAACATATAAATAAAACATAAGTGAAATACTTTATTCGAGGAGCGAAGTAAAATATGCCTGATTTTAATAAACAATATGATGTAACTATCCATGACCTTTATTTGGAAGAAAATGAAGGGGAGAATAGATACAGTAAGCGAGACTTGTTTCAACTAACAAATGATTCCATGCCAATGGATAGACTACAAGTTAGGTCATTTGTTGTACAACAAGCCCTGACCCCATACAAACAAATTCAACAGTGTATGATGGAGGTCGATGGTCGTAAGGCTGGACTAAAAGAACACGAATTTTCTATGCGTGAACTTGAAGCGGATATGGCAATCTACAGAGAAAAGATTGAAAAGGCGCCTGAAGGTCCACAAAGAGAAAAATATAAGATTAAACTTGAGCGGGTTGAATTTAATTACGAAAGAAAGAAATTATCCCGTAAGAGAATGGAAATCGAAATTGGTTATCTACTAGAGATGTACCAAGAACTCACAAATAAGTTGAGTTTCGAAGAAATGGATGAACGCCGTGACGAACTAGAACTTGAGTATTGGGAAACTCGTATGTCTAAACAGGCAGGGGTTGACCTACTATCACATGGTGCGATTGGTGTAGGTAATATGCTATCAATCATGGATATGCCAAAAGAGACAATGGAAAAAACACTCAAGTTGACAGTAGACGTTGCTGAAAAAATGCGTGATGAACTCCCAGATGGAGTTGGTAAAAAACTATTTGCTCTTGGACAAGCAGAGATGAAGCGAGACATTGAACTAGAATTTAGTAAGTCTGACCTTCTGAAAATTCAGCAAGCCCAAGAAGAAAATGACACTTTTCTTGATGGACCGAGTATAAATACTAGTGAAGCAGAAAAGGTCGCTACAAAGGAATAAACTTAAATGGCTACTAGATACATTTTTTATCGTAAACCAGACCACACAGAGACAAGAGACTTGTGGGCTATTACAGACTTCGGTGGTACCGATGGCTGGTTTACGGGTTCTATCGATGATGAGAATTTTGTAAAGATGGAAGTCTCTGTGTTTGACAAATATCAAATACAAGAGATTCCTGAAAGTGTTGCTCGTGCAGTACCATTCTCTTCTATCATTCCTTATCCAGAACTTGTTGAAAGTGGCAATTGGAGAAAATCAATCTACGAAGGTGAAGTAGAACACCATTATGACGATGAAGGTGAATATGTAAATTCAACATGGTTGGCTACAGGTAAAACTCTAACTTGGTCAACTGATGCTGAAGGCAACTTCACACCAAAATACGAAGGCAAGTACACCCTAACAGATGAAGATATTGAAAATGCTGTTGCTGTTCAGAGACTTTTCAAAAAGGCTCGTCTAAGAGAACGCATGGAAAAAGAATTCATGTTAATGTGGCAGTCAAAATCACCTCTCGAAAGAGAGACTTGGGCTGAACAAGCAAGACAAGCACAACTATATCGTAGAACAAATAATGAGGGTGATGCACCTATCATTCAGCAACTTGCAGAAGCAAGAGGTCGTACATTCAACTATATGCTTGAAAAAATTGAAGAGAAGATAGCCGCTTGGAACACAAAGATGGTTGAAAAACTAGGTCCGTTCCAAAGACGTATCGATTACATTGACAGTGCGACAACCTTTGCTGAAATCTACAATTATGAGAACGAAGGCATGTCCGAGTTTAACGGAGCCGCTGTTGTTGCTCAACCACCATCTGACTACTAATATACATTAGATATACAGATACATTATCAGCAACACCTAAATACTAACACAATTGTCAAGGGTTGTCAAGGGCTAAAATCTACTTGACAACCTTTTTCTTTTGTGATATGATATATAAAATTGTAACTGTGAGGTGACCTTGTACTTTTTAGACTTTACGCATGAACTCGTAAATTATCAATCTAAACCACCCCAAAATCCATTGGCACCCAACTGGGTGTTGCCTGTCATGCAGTCACAGGTGATGAATTTTGAGGACTGGCATAAAGATTTGAGAGATTATGCTGAAACAATCCCAAACCCAGATTACTTCAGAAAAGATAGCATTGATTTAGATTTCGATGGCTGGTCTACTGAAGAAACTAATCGTATTCCCGAATATAATTTCTTAGTAGCAGACAACATTGCTGTTGCAGAATTCAGAGACTTCATTCGTAAGTCACATGATGTTTACTGCAAAGCACTTGGTATAACTGTAACTAAAGAAATGAGAAACGCACTCAAAATACAATGTTGGGTGAATATACTTCCTCATGGTGAAGCAATCAAGCCTCACAATCATTATAGTGGGGACAACTCATGGATATCTGGTAATTACAGTCTTACAGCAAACGAAGACACTTACACAGCATATTATGCACCAAGCCATGAGATTAGAATTCATAATCAACCAGGTATGCTTATTCAGTTTCCATCACACGTTGCACATTACACCAATACATACTTGGGTGATGATAAAAGAATAACAATAGCATACGATATATTCTTTGACAAACTTAGTCAGTGGTCAGGTGAATATCCAGCGTTACAGGAGATGAAACTTTATGCATAAGATACAGGATGATATCTATTCGCTTTTCCCATGCACACTTCTTCATAAGAAAATTGGGGATGAAAACTTGAATGAAGATTTAATGGGAGTTGTTGACAGGATTGCCGACGGTGTGAATGTAGCAAATGAAGAAGGGAACTGGGTTGGTGGTACATCTTCATATGGTTCTACTCAATCAACTCATAATGTTTTTTTAAGTCAACCAGATGAGTGTGTGACTGAACTCAAAAGACGAATAGATGAACAGATTGAAAAATTTCTTTCAGTTGAACTCAAGTCTGTTGAGAATATGCAACAGAGAGCGGCTAACAAACATGACTTAGAAATATCAGACGTTAAATATGAATGGTATGGGTGGACAGTAAGAATGGAAGCACCTGATTGGAATGGTCTTCATATTCATCCTAGCACAAACTATTCTGGCGTGTACTATATAAATGTACCAGACCTTCCGTACCCAGAAGGTTGTATTCAGTTTGTAAATCCTCATCCGATTGCTACTGCTTACGGCAATGGTATGCCAGCGGGTGATTTCTACCCAACACAAAGCGGAGACTTGATTATTTTTCCGTCATGGATGGCTCACCTAGTGATGCCATATAGAAATACTAATGAAAAGCGATATTGTATGGCATTCAATATTGTTGTAGAAAAATTTTGGAGTGAAAAATGAAAATTGAAAAAGCAAATGCGGACCTGACACGAACAAATAGTTTAGATGTCAGTAACTTGGAAACAATCACAGATTGGATTCGTTTTGGTACAACTGCACTATCGAATTATTCAGTAGCGTTTCATCACATTGCTGATGGCGCACACGAAGAAGCAGTTCAACTAACTCTAATGTGTATTGGTCTTGGTAATGTACCAGAGCAATGGGTTAATGCAAAACTAACAGATACAGAAAGACAAAATCTAAAGTTTGCACTTGAAAAGCGTTGCTTTGAAAGAGTACCAACATCGTATATCACAAGAAAAACGATTTACGCAGACATACCTTTCTATGTCGATGAACGTGTAATCATTCCTCGTTCACCAATTCAACAACTTATCAGAGACAACTTCAGTAATGTTCTGAAGAACAAACCTAAACGTGTACTAGACTTGTGTGCAGGTTCTGGTTGTATTGGTATTGCAATGGCGTTGAGAATGGAATCAATTGAAGAAGTTATTCTTGGCGAACTATCAGATGATGCAATCGAAGTTGCGAAGATTAACATTGAGCGTTTCAATCTACAAGATAAAGTGAAGATTGTAAAGACTGATATGTTCGAAAACATTGAAGGTGAATTCGACTTAATCGTTACGAACCCACCATATGTTACTGATGAAGAGTGGGAAAAGCAAGATATCGAGACAAAGCAAGAACCTCATATGGCTCTAGTTTCACCTGATGATGGTATGCAACACATTCGTACTATTTTTGAAAATTCTGAAAAACATCTGACAGAGAATGGTGTTCTACTTTGTGAAGTCATGGATAGAAAGCCTCAAGTGATTGAAGAGTATGGTGACAGAGTAAAACTAAAGTGGCTTGACTTGACACAACACCCAATGTTCCAGTTTGCTATTTTTGGTACAAACAAGAATGAGTTGAAGAATGTCTGAACAATTCATCGATGCGATTGAACCCAAATTAGTATTTCCAACAGTAATACGGGAGTTTCAAACGCATGGGTTTGAGAAACAAAATGATGAACTTCTCAAAGTGATTTTAGAGAAAGAAGCGAGGTCACGCCCAACATATGATACTTCTGCAAGAAACTGGCAGACAGATGACTTTCTACATTTAGAGCCAGAGTTTGAATGGTTAGCAAAACTCGCAACTAAACTTGGTAGAGAATATGTAAATTTCATGGAATATGAGCATGATGATATTGTGTGTCACGAAATGTGGGCAAATGTTTATCGCAGAGAAGAAGACTTACATCAACACAATCATCCTAATAGTTTTGTCTCTGGCGTTTATTACATGACAGACAATAATTCTGAAATTGAGTTTTATGACCCAAGAACAGATATTCGTTCTGTAATGATGCCAGCACAATACAATAATTTTTTCAATGCATTTGTTCACGGAATTAAACCAACGAAGGGAATGGTTGTACTGTTTCCGTCTTGGTTGAAACATTCTGTTGTTCCACAACCTGCAGGCTTTAGAGTTTCGATTGCTTTCAATCTTATGCTAGAAGGTAAAATCGGAAGCAGATTGGATAAGACTGCTTCAGAACTAAAGAAGCAAAAGAACGCCTTTAGACCAGAAAAGGACTTTGATGATGACTTACTCTGATGATTTTGTGAGTGTGTACGATGATGTTTGTGATGAGCAACTATTGTATGCGATGAAGAATTCTATGAACATGAATTTGAACAAGTTCTATGCAGATGAAAAAGATTGGGGAAATCGAGACCTTCAAGTTCCTGGATTGAGAGGCGCACAAGTTATCGTTGGTGACCACAAAGAAAAGAACTTTCCCACAGGTCATATTATTGACAAATTGATAAATTCTGTATTAGAGTGTGTAGACTTAGACTACGGTTGGGTTAGAGTGAATGAACGCTTCTATCCCCCAAAATCAGAAATGTCTTGGCACTGTGATGGCGCACATTTAATGGGTGCGGCTACTCTATACTTAAATGAAGTCTGGCACACTGATTGGGGTGGAGAATTTGTTTATGTCAAAGAACACTTAGATGTTCATCCAGAATGGCAACCTTATATGCTAGAGACTGATGACTATGCTTCTCGTATCGCAACAGATAATGAGTGTGGTCTTATCTATCCAAAGTTTAATCGTCTTGTGATTACAAAAGGTGATGTGATGCATAAGATTAACAAGATTGACGAACGGGCAAAGGGAAGATATGCTTTGCAGTTCCATTTTCATCATGCAACTGAGATGAAGGCAACTTCATCATTTTTAGACACATAAGAAGGAGAATATTACCTTGGAAAATTTACACTTGCTATACAAGGGGCAAGAATACCTTCTGTTTATTGTGTTCATTATGATGGCGGCAGGCTTGATAAAAGAACATAATCTGTTTAATAGCGCATATGCTTATATTCAGAAAGTGTTCAAATCAAAGCGTGTCATCGTAGCACTAATGTCCGCATTTACAGGTATTCTACCCGTATCTGGTCGAGTTACAATATCGGCAGGTATGATTGATACACTTGCACCACCTAAGGGTGAAAAGGGGAGAGAGAAGTTCGGTATTATCGATTATCTTTCAACACATCACTATTACGTTTGGTCACCACTTGAGAAGACAATTCTCATTCCAATGGCGGCACTCGGAATAGGATACGGTGCAGTTCTGTATCAACTTATTCCACTACTCATTGTCTCACTTGGTCTAGTATTTTGCTATATTGCGTTTGCTGTCAGTGAAGATGATATTGAACTGAATGTGAAAAAAGAACATTTCAAAGTTTCAGCAATTTTACGAAATGTATTCCCATTCATTGCGGCGATTGGTGCGGCTATCGCAGGATTTCATCCAGTTCTAGTATTTGGTCTACTCACAGTCTATTACATGATTTTGACTATGACTTGGGACTGGCAAAAGTTGCTTGGGTTTGTTAATTGGAAACTCATAGCATGGGTCGCAGTGATTATCGTTGCGGCTAACTTCACCCGTGAAAACACTGATGCAATCAAAGCGTATTTTGAAAATAGTCCGTTTGATATTGAAACAACATGGGGTTTCATTTCAATATCAGCGTTATCTTTTGGTGCGGCATTTTTGTTTGGCTCATCTGGTCGATTTGCGGCAATCACAACAATTCTCACACTAGTATATGGTGTTGAGTATTTTGTGTGGTTCTTTGCACTCGATTATGTGGGTTATTTAATCTCACCTATGCATAAATGTATGGCTATTGGCAAACTTTACTTTGATACGCCTTGGTCTAAATACTTTAGCGCATTGGGGTTATGGTCACTACTGCTATTACTAGCAGGTGGAGCAACCTTGCTATTTTGACATAATATGTTAAATTTGCAATAAAAACTAAGCCCTCAGCGCATTATAAATAGTGTTGAGGGCTTTTCTATGAGAGTAGCAGATAGCAAAGAAGTAAAGAAGAGAATTGACATTTGCGAAAAGTGTGACAAACTATGGAAGACTTATAAGTTTTGTTCTGTTTGTAAATGTCCGATTTTAACTAAGACGAAACTACAATCGTCACAATGTCCAATAGGAAAATGGTAAAATGGCAACACCAACTACACGAAGCGACCTAAAAGAATATTGCTTGAGACGATTAGGTAAACCTGTCATACAAATCAATGTCGAGGCTTCTCAACTTGAAGACCGAATTGATGATGCGCTTCAATACTTTCAGGATTATCACAGTGACGCAGTAAAGCGTCATTACATCAAGCACGAAGTTACACAGACCGATATCGACAATGAATATCTAACACTGACCGACCAAATTACAAGCGTTGTTCGTGTATTTCCGATGACGAATAATTCAAACGGTGCAGACATGTTTGATATCAGTTATCAGTTGCACCTAAATGATTTTTTTGATTTTAGAAGAGCAACAGATATTGCAACCTATTCAACATATCAGCAACATTTAAGTCTCGTTGACGATATGTTCAACAACACCCATCAAATCAGATATGCAAGACACGAAGACAGATTGTATATCGATATGGATTGGGATGAGAAAACAAGTGTTGGTGATTACCTTGTAGTAGAATGCTACATGATTATTGACCCATCAAATTTTGCACAAGTTTATAACGACAGATTTCTAAAAGATTACACTACTGCACTCTTCAAAGAACAATGGGGAATGAACGTATCAAAGTACGAAGGTATTCAGTTGCCTGGTGGTGTGACTATGAATGGTCAGCAAATTTTAGACGGAGCAAAAGAAGAAATTCAGAGACTTGAAGAAGAGATGCAACTGAAGCATGAGTTGCCAGTTGATTTTTATACGGGATAAAGTAAATGGCAACTAACCAATACTTCAACTTCTACAATAATACTTCGGAGCAAAATCTCACTGAAGATTTGGTTGTTGAGAGTATTCAGATTTACGGTCACAATGTAAAATACATTCCTCGTACTACTGGTCGTATCGATGATATTTTCAATGAAACTCGAAACAACACATATGATGATGCATACGAAATCGAAATGTATCTACAAAATGTTGAAGGTTTCGAGGGTGATGGTGACCTTCTATCAAAATTTGGTGTCGAAGTAAGAGACACAATGAACTTAATCTGTTCAGTTAAAAGATGGAAAGCAGAAGTTGGTACACCCGAAAGCATGACACAGCCACAAGAAGGTGACTTGATTTATCTTCCTATGACTGACCACTTGCTTGAGATTAAGTTTGTTGAAGATGAAGAAGTATTCTATCAGTTAGGCAAAGCATACATTTACACTTTCCGTTGTGAATTCTTTGAGTACAATCAAGAGGCATTTACAACTGGTGATGCTGATATTGATGATATTCAAACTGTCAATGAATATACTATTGACCTTACAATGTCAAGTGGTGCTGGTGAATTCATTGCAGGAGAAAGTATCTATCAAGGACCAGACCAAGCAAACGCAACTGCAACTGCGGAGGTTCGTTCTTGGAATAATACAACACAACTTCTCAGAGTTGCGAACATTTCTGGTTCCTTCGGAACTACGGCTGATGTTACGGGTGTAACTTCTGGTGCTGTATGGACTATTGGTACAAAGAACGAATTGAATATGGTAAATAACGCAGAAGCAGATAACTCAGAAATTGAAAGTGAAGCCGCAGACTTTATTGATTTCTCTGAAAACAACCCATTTAGTGAGAACTTCTAATGGCACTAGGACATACATTTTATCATAAGACAATACGAAAAATGGTTGTGTTATTCGGTACGCTGTTTAACGATATCAATGTTCGTAGATTTGACGCACAAGGAAATGAGACAAAACGATTTAAGTGTCCTATTTCATACGGACCAAAAGAGAAAACACTAGCAAGAATTACAGCCGGTGGAATTCGTGGTCAGCAAACTGCACTCAATCTTCCTGTTATGTCTTTTGAAATGACAGGGTTGGGATATGACCCAGAAAGAAAAACATCAAACGCACAGAAGATTGTAGCACCTGTGGCGGGTGGCGAAAAGAAACAAAATATCTACGCACCCACACCATACATCTTCAACTTCAGCCTTTACGTTTACGCACAGAATAATGAAGATGCTACACAAATACTAGAGCAAATTCTTCCATACTTCAGACCACACTTTAATGTCACAATTCAAGAACTAGAAGACGTTCCTGACATGAAGCGTGATATTCCAATCAAGTTGGAATCTATTACAACTGAAGACACCTATGAAGGTAACTTTGAAGAGAGAAGAGCGATTGTATATTCGCTTGACTTTACTATCGAAGGTAATATATATGGTAGAGTAGCGGAAACTGGAATTATCCAAAAAGCATTCATCGATATTTACAATTCACCAGATTTTGCTGATGATACAGATTATGTTTATATTGATGCAAAGATTAAACCAGATGGCGCAATACCAACTGATGCAAACTATGAAGAAGAAGTGACAATAAGTGAGGCACCATTCGATGGAACAGAACGAACCTAAGGTTTCTAAATTATCAGAAGTTTTAGATACTGATTATGAAGAACAAACATATGAAGTAATAGAGGCTTCTGCAAAGAAAGACCTTGCAGTTCTTGCAAGCGAAGACGCAACTGATGCGGATTTTGAGTACGCAAGAGAAAATCTTAAAGATATGATTGAGAAGGGTAACCTTGCAATCGATGGGATTCTTGCGCTTGCAAAGGAAAGTGAAAGTCCTCGTACATATGAAGTTGCCGCTCAGTTAATTAAGACGATGACTGAAGCAAACAAAGACTTACTAAATTTGCGTAAGCAGAAAAAAGAATTACAAAAAGAAGATGGACCCAAACAGAATAATACTACAAATAACAATCTGTTCGTAGGGTCAACTTCAGAACTCGCTAAAATGTTGAAAGCAAAGAAGGGTGAAATAGATGGCTGAAAACTATCTTGGTAACCCTAATCTAAAAAGAACAAATGTTCCTGTTGACTTTGGTCCCAATGAGATTTCTGAATATCTTCTCTGCCAAGATGACCCAGAACATTTCATCAAAAGATATGTAAAGATTGTTAATATCGATAAGGGTTTCATTCCATTTGAACCCTACGATTTTCAAACTGACATTATCAATAAGACAAAAGATAATCGTTTCGTTATCTGTAAAATGCCTCGTCAGTCTGGCAAGACTACTACAATTGCGGCTATGCTTCTGTGGTACGTTCTTTTTCACGAAGAATTTTCAGTCGCTATTCTCGCACACAAACTCTCACAAGCAAGAGAGATTATGCATAGAATTCAAAGAGCATACGAAGCCTTACCAAGATGGATGCAACAGGGTGTTGTTGAGTGGAATAAGGGTAACATTGAACTAGAGAATGGTTCAAAAGTTCTCGCTTCTGCTACATCTTCAAGTGCAATTCGTGGTGGCTCTTTCAATCTAATCTACCTCGATGAGTTTGCATTCGTACCTAATCAGTTAGCAGACGATTTCTTCAGTTCAGTTTATCCTACAATCTCATCTGGTCAGACTTCAAAAGTTCTAATTACGTCAACACCAAACGGTTTGAATATGTTTTATAAACTTTGGACTGATGCAGAGGAAGGCAGAAATCTATATAAGACGATTGATGTTCATTGGTCGGACATTCCAGGTCGTACTGAAAAGTGGCGACAAGAACAGATTGCGAACACTAGTGAAGAACAATTTAGGGTAGAATTTGAATGTGAATTTATAGGTTCAAGCAACACTTTGATTAGTGGAGCAAAACTCAGAACTCTAACTTTCACAAACCCTAAATATAGAAAAGACAACTTTGATGTGTATGAAAACCCACAGCAAGGTGCAAGTTATACATGTATCGTAGATACATCAAGAGGAGCAGGGTTAGACTATTCGGCATTTACTATAATAGATGTTACGCAAGTTCCATATAAAGTGGTTGCAAAGTATCGTTCTAAAGAAGTACCTCCGATGTTATATCCCAACATAATCCTCAATGCGTGTAAAGCGTATAATAACGCACTTGCGCTTGTAGAGATTAATGATATTGGTGGACAAGTTGCAGACATTTTGCATCACGAACTAGAATATGAGAATATTCTATCTACTAGTGTAAAAGGTCGCTCTGGACAACAAATCGGAAGTGGATTTGGGTCTAGGGTTCAAATGGGGGTTAGAACAACAAAACAGGTAAAGCGAATTGGCTGTTCTAATCTAAAAACACTGGTTGAAAATGACCAGTTACTGGTAAATGATTTTGATATTATACAAGAATTGAACTCTTTCGTTTCGAAAGGTAATAGTTATGAAGCAGAAGCAGGTCAACATGACGACTTAGTTATGACACTTGTTCTATTCGCCTGGCTCAGTTCACAGAAGTATTTCAAAGAGATGACTGACCATGATGTGAGAGCAAGATTACAAGAAATGAATTCAGATATGATTGATGAAGAGTTAACGCCCTTTGGAATTATCGATGATGGGACTGATTATGATGACAGTTTCGTAGATAATGATGGAACAAGATGGTCGGGTGATGATAAGTTTCTGCTATAAAAACGTAAAACTATAAATAATTATGCTCGGATAAGAGGTCTGAAACTCGTATCTTTCATGGTTATTAAAACAACTCAATAAGGAGAATGAATATGCCATTCCAACTAAGCCCAGGCGTAAACGTCAGCGAAGTGGACCTAACTACAGTAGTTCCTGCTGTAGCGTCTACCGCAGGCGCAGTCGCAGGTGCTTTCCGTTGGGGTCCCTTGAATGAAAGGGTTCTAATTTCATCTGAAGATGAATTAGCGACAACCTTCGGTAAGCCAAACGCAGATACATTCGTATCATTCTTCACTGCATCGAATTTTCTTCAGTATGGTAACACACTAAGAGTAGTTCGTGTTGCTAATGAAACATCCGCAAAAAATGCGGCAACTGAAGCATCAAGCAGTGGGGTACTAATCGAAAATGAAGAAGCCTATGAAGCACTATCAGGAACTACTCCTACTGGTCGCTACTGGGCAGCAAAATATCCAGGTGTTCTTGGTAATGCACTAGAAGTTGGCATCTGCCCAACTGACCACGCATGGGAAGCCAATCACACTGATATTCTAACAACCGGAACAACTTTGACTTTCAATGGTGCGAACCAAGTCGAAGACCATTTCGCTCTCGGTGATTTGATTATTTCTGGTGACGAAACTCGCTCAGTTACAGCAATTGACACTGTAGCACAAGAAGTAACTCTTAATGCCGCATTCACTGCTGATATCACATCAGGTGGTGCAACTGTTCGTTGGAAGTACCACGACCAGTTTGATGGTGCCCCAGGCACATCAACTTATGCATCTAACGTAGGTGGTTCAGATGATGAAATGCACGTTATTGTTGTTGACAAAACTGGTGCTATCACAGGTACAGCAAACACTGTCCTAGAGAAGTACGCTTTCGTATCAAAAGCATCTGATGCTAAATCTGATACTGGTGTGAACAACTACTATGTTGACCGCATCAATCAGTCTTCAGACTATGTTTGGTGGATTGCTCACGAAACAAATAACACAACACTTTGGGGTACAGAAGCCGCAGGTACAGACTTTAACACAACACAAGATAACACTGCTCTAAACTACACATTCAATGGTGGTGCAGACGGTAACACTCTTGCTGATGCTGATAAAATCCGTGGTTACGAATTGTTCAAAAATGCCGACATCGTTGACGTATCATTGCTACTAGGTGCTGATGCTAACCAAACTGTTGCACTTAAACTAATCGAAATCGCAGGAGCCCGTAAAGATTGCGTAGCATTCCTTTCACCTGAACTTGCTGATTGTGTAAACAACGGCGGTAACGAGGTAGAAGATATTGTTGACTTCCGCAACTCTGTTGGTTCATCTTCATATGCATTCATGGATTCTTCATGGAAGTATATGTACGACAAGTATAACGACAAGTATCGTTGGGTACCGATGAATGGTGATACTGCTGGTCTATGCGTAAGAACTGACCAACAGCGTGACCCGTGGTTCTCGCCTGCTGGCTTGAACAGAGGTCAAATCCTAAACATCGTTAAGCCTTCATGGAATCCAGATAAGACTGACCGTGATACGCTATACAAGAACAACGTGAACCCAATCGTAGCCTTCCCAGGCGACGGTACTGTTCTATTTGGCGATAAGACACTACAGGCGAAGCCTAGCGCATTCGACCGTATCAACGTCCGCCGTTTGTTCATTGTACTTGAGAAAGCAATTGCTACAGCCGCAAAATACTCACTCTTTGAATTCAACGATGAATTCACAAGAAACTCTTTTGTGTCTCTAGTATCACCTTTCTTGAGAGATGTACAAGGTCGTAGAGGTATCTATGAATTCAGAGTAGTTTGTGACGAAACAAACAACACTGCTGGCGTCATTGATAGAAACGAATTCGTTGGTGATATCTACATCAAGCCTGCCCGTTCAATCAACTTCATTCAGTTGAACTTTGTAGCGGTCAGAACTGGCGTAGACTTCTCCGAAGTTGTCGGTAATTTTTAACGGATAAACAAGGAGAAAACTAATGGCTTTTAATATCGGTGATTTCAAATCAAGACTAAACCTTGGTGGCGCTCGTGCTAACTTGTTTGATGTTCAGGTTGCTAACCCTTTCGGTGGAGATGACAAATTCACTTTCACATGTAAAGCGGCTCAACTTCCTGCTTCAACAATTGGACTAGTAGAAACTTTCTACTTTGGTCGCCAAGTAAAAATGGCTGGTGACAGAACATTCGCAGAATGGACTGTGACTATCCTAAATGACGAAGATTTCGTTGTGCGTGATGCAATGGAACGCTGGATGAACTCTATCAACACTCACAATGGCAACATTGAGACTGCTGGTGGTGCGCTAGGGTACAAAGCAGACGCAACTGTAAATCAATATGGTAAGGCTGGGAACACAATCAAGACCTACAATTTCCAAGGTCTATTCCCAACTGAAGTATCTACCATTGACCTTGATTGGTCAACAAATGATGCGATTGAGGAGTTTACAGTAACATTCCAGTACGACTTCTGGACTGCAAACACAACTTCTTAATTGAAAACATGGCTGTGGCGGGGCGTTCTAAATAGTATTAGAACGTCTCACCATGGTACATGGTGATTATGAACAAAGGTAGAAAAACATGGCAATAAATTTATTTGGCTATACCATCAAGAGGTCTGATGAAGACACAGAAAACCAACCGTCGTTTGTTCCAGAAACAAATGAGGATGGTGCTGTTGACATCTCGGGCGCAGGTGCGTATGGTACATATTTTGACCTTGAAGGGTCAGTAAGAAATGAGAACGACTTAGTTACTCGTTATCGTGAAATGTCATTGATGCCTGAATGCGAACTCGCAATTGACGACATTATCAATGAAGCAATCAACACAGACAACATGGAAGCATCGGTGTCTGTAAGGCTGGATAGCCTTAAGGTTTCAGACGGGATTAAAACAAAAATAAGAAATGAGTTTAGTGAGATTTTAAGATTACTAGACTTTGACAACAGCGGTTCTGATATTTTTAGACGCTGGTATGTCGATGGACGACTATATTACCACAACGTCATCGATGTTACAAACACTCAAAGTGGTATTAAAGAATTACGATACATCGACCCACGCACTATTAAGAAAGTCCGTGAGATTGATGAAGACAAGGACAATGCTAATAACGAAGCAAGACTTGTAAAGAAAACAAAAGAATATTTTGTTTATAACGAAAAGGGTATGAGCGAAGCACAGTCGGGAGTTAAGATTGCACCTGATAGTGTCACTTATATCACATCGGGTGTGCTAGATGCACCTAGAAAAATGGTTTTGTCACATCTGCACAAAGCAATTAAACCTCTCAATCAGTTGAGAATGGTCGAAGATGCAGTTGTGATTTATAGATTATCTCGTGCGCCAGAGCGTAGAATTTTCTACATTGATGTAGGTAATCTACCTAAGGGGAAGGCTGAAGCGTATCTTAGAGATACAATGCAGAGATACAAGAACAAACTTGTATACGATGCAAACACTGGTGAAATTCGAGACGACAAAAAACATATGTCGATGCTTGAAGATTACTGGCTCCCAAGAAGAGAAGGTGGTAGAGGAACAGAAATTTCAACTCTACCAGGCGGCTCAAATCTTGGCGAAATGGATGATGTTATTTACTTTCAGAAGAAGTTGTACAAATCTTTGAATGTGCCTTCCTCCAGATTGGAATCAGAGAATGCATTTGCACTAGGTCGTGCAAGCGAAATTACAAGAGACGAAGTTAAGTTCTCTCGTTTTATCGCAAAACTAAGAAAGCGTTTTACGCACTTGTTTGATGACCTATTGAGAAAGCAACTTATTTTGAAAGGTGTTATCTCACCTGAAGATTGGGATAGCATGAAAGAGAATATCTTCTATGATTTCTTGCAGGATACATACTTTGCAGAACTAAAAGAAGCAGAGATTATCCGTGAGAGATTAGGACTGCTTAATGAAATCGACCAGTATTCTGGTAAGTATTTCAGTAAAGAATGGGTCCAAAAGAATATTCTTCAAATGCATGAAGATGATATTGCAAAGATGAAAGACAGCATTGATGCAGAGATTAAGTCTGGTGAATTACCAGACCCAAGTGAACAAGACAATTTTTAAGGAGATAAACTATGTCAACCACAGCAGATTTAATTAAGTATGCCGAGCAAGGTGATGCAGTAAAAATGAAAGACGCAATGGAAAACATTCTTGCCCGTAAAGCGTATGATGCGCTTGAAAGCAAAAGACAAGAAGTAGCCAAAGGTCTTGTAAATAACGCAAATACGCAAACCGAGGACTAAGGGTAGAAGACATGGCACAATCACTCAAAGATATCAAAGGTCAATTTTCAAAAATTGTTAAAGAAAATGAAGACGGTTATGAGCGTCTCACTGACCAAGATGTTGAAGATGCAGTAGTAATCGACAATATCGACCTCATGGATATTGAGGGTGATGATATGCTTGACGTTGCGGAAGCAAAGATGCGCCGTGTTGAAGATACTCGTTACCCACAAAGAGTTAGCGAAGGGCTATCGGGTCCATTTCGCTCAGTTCGCAATCATGTGTACTACTATGATGAAAGCGAAAAGAAACTCTATGACGCAGTAAATGAACAATACTGTAACACACAAGAATCCTATCGTGTTACAACAATCGATGCAAAAAATACGCTAGAAATTTTCAACTATGCTCGTAAAGATTTTGCAGAAAAAAGATTAGCAAGAATTAGAGAAGAGGGCGGTAAAGGTTATATTCTAAAAGATGCCCGTGTAACTTCTTCACTAATGGATGCGGCAAAGTACAAACTCTACCATAACACTTATTCTGATGCAATGCAACATGCATATGCACAAGCAGAAAAGCAAGGTTATGAGGTTGATATGGATGATGTTGACCGCAAGGTAGCATCGGGTCCAAGAAAGCCAGGTAAGGGCAAAACGAATTCTTTTTCAATTAAGTTGATGAAGAATGGTAAGCCACAAAGAAAAGCACTTCAAGTTCAAGTTTATGGAATGGATAATGGTAAGTACGAATTGAACATGTATATTGAGGGTGTCGATTATAGCCTAGTCAAAGAAGAAAAAGTTCTTGACACCCTCAAAAACATCGTAAAAACAAAGTCCATGAAGGCTGTTAAATTTGATGACAAGAAGTCTATGAAAGTAGATATGACTACTGCCAACATTCTACTCAAAGTATATGATGCACTAAACAACGCAAACAAAGATAAAGTCGCAATGATGATGAATAAAGACAAAGCATCATTTATGAAGATTGTAGACTTTGCAATGAAAGCGATAAAGTAGATGTTTACAACCAGAGATATCGTTGATGCACTAATGGCAGAAGATGCAAATAAGTTGCGTGATGCGATTATTTCGGTGCTAAATAGTAAAAAGGCAACAGTTTTAGAAAGTTACAAACAAACTTTCGCAGACGAAATGCTCTTTGAATATGATGAAGAAGAACTAGACGAAGCCAAGTCCCCAACGGGCAAGAGACTTGCAAGAACAAGTCGAATTCGTGGTGGTGTAGTTCAGAGACGTAAAATTGTGACTAAGAAAACTGGTTACAAAGTTGTCGGTGGTAAAGTACAGCGCATGTCGCCTTTAGAGCGTAGACGTAGAGCAATGGCACAAAAGAAAGCCGCTCGTAAACGTAGAGGCACAATGGCTAGGTCTTTAAGAAAAAGAGCAAGGTCAAACAGAATTAGAAAGTCAAGGGGACTATAAATGAAACTTATAGCAGAACAAGTAGAAGACGTTAACTACATTGTTGAAGCCAAAGAAGATGGCAACAAGAATGTATTCATTGAAGGCATCTTTCTACAAGGAAATATGAAGAACAGAAACGGTCGAGTTTATCCCGTTGAAGTTCTTGCAAAAGAGGTTAAGCGATACACTGAACAATACATAAATCAGAGTAGAGCATTCGGTGAGTTAGGTCATCCAGAAGGTCCAACAATTAACTTGGACCGTGTATCACACATGGTAACCGAACTAAAACAAGACGGTGATAATTTTATCGGCAAAGCAAAAATCACTGATACCCCAATGGGTCGTATCGTAAAAGAGATTATTGCTGAAGGCGGTCGTCTAGGTGTTAGTTCTCGTGGCATGGGTAGCCTAAAGCAGTCCGGTGGCGCTTCAGTAGTGCAATCCGACTTTTATCTTGCAACTGCCGCGGATATCGTGGCGGACCCGTCAGCCCCACAAGCATTTGTCAACGGAATTATGGAAGGCAAAGAGTGGGTTTGGGATGGCGGTCTCTTGAAGGAGAAAACTATTGAAGAAACACGCATGGAAGTCGAAGCCGCGGCAAAGCGTAAAGCACTTACCGAGCAAGAACAACTGCGTATCTTCTCAGCATTCCTACAGAAAGTAGGAAAAGTATAAATAGTAATGATTGGAAACAATTTATCTACTAAGGAGCAAAAAATGTCACTAGATAAGTTCAAAGAACATATCGCTGAAGAAGACAAGTCAGAAGAAGTAGTTGCTGAAGAAGCAAAGACTGATGAAGATTTCGATGCTGTAGTTGAGGCTGAAGAGCAAACTACAGAAGTCGCTGAAGCGAAAAAAGAAACAGTGTCAGAAGCCGAAGAAGGCGATGACGAAGAAGAAGATGAAGTTGCGGAATCAAAGCACTCTGAAGAAGAGGACGAAGAAGAAGTAACTGAAGAAGCAGATGAAGACGAAGAAGAGGAAATGGACGAAACTGCGGACATGACCAAAACTGAACTTCAAGCATCTGCAATGAAGATGATTAAATCAATGAAGAAAGATGACCTTGTGGCTGGTTATAAGGCTATGAGAGCATCTTACGACCCTGCAAAGAAAGAAGTCGGCATCAACACACCTGAAGAAACTAAAAAAGTTTCTGAAGATGTTGAAGTAATGTTCGCTGGCTCTGACCTTTCAGAAGACTTCAAAGCAAAAGCACAAACAATTTTCGAAGCCGCTGTAACAGCAAAAGCATCTGAAGCAATCAACGAAGTTGAAGTTGCTAAAGAAGCCGCTATCAAAGAAGGCGTAGACGCAGTAAAAGAAGAGTTGACTGAAAAAGTGGACTCATATCTTGACTACGTTGTAGAACAGTGGATGAAAGATAATGAAATCGCTATCGAAAAAGGTCTTAAGGCTGAACTAGTCGAAGACTTCCTTGGCGGTCTCAAAAACCTATTCATGGAGCATTATATCGATGTTCCTGAAGAAAAAGTTGATGTTCTTGAAGAGCAATCAACTGAAATCGAGGAACTCAAATCAAAACTCGCAGAACAAATTGAAGCAAACGTAGCAAGCAAGAAAATTCTTGACCAGTTTGCCGCACAAGAAGTTCTATCTCAAGTTTCTGAAGGTCTTGTAGACACAGAAGCAGAGAAGATTGCTAAGTTAGCAGAGGGCGTTGAGTTTGTAGATACTGACCAGTATCGTGAGAAGTTAGAAACTATCAAGGAAAGTTATTTCCCTAAAGTTAAGGCTACTGGCGGAAACCCCGAAGATAATGTGTCAGAAGTTTCTATTGAAACAACTGATGCGATGGCTGCCTATGCTCAGGCACTATCCCGTATGAAAAAGGGTTAAACACTAAATAATAGTGTCTGATGACTATGAAGGCTATATTAAAATTAGACCACTTCAATAAACCAAATAAGGAGATGCAAAATGTATCTATCTGAAGAACTTCAGAAGAAGTGGCAGCCACTAATGGAACACGAAGGTTCAACACCTGTCGCTGACCCATATCGTAAGGCTGTTACCGCTATTCTTCTTGAAAACCAAGAGAAGGCACTTAAAGAGGAGCGTCATGCCCTTTCAGAAGCGCCACTAAACGCTACTGGTAACGTACAAAACTACGACCCAGTATTAATTTCACTAGTACGCCGTGCAATGCCACAATTGATTGCATATGACGTATGTGGTGTACAACCAATGACTGCACCAACTGGTCTTGTGTTCGCAATGCGTGCCAAGAACGGTGCAGGTTCAGAAGTATTCTACGATGAAGCCAACACTGGATTTTCTGGTACTGGTACTCCTCGTGGTACTAACCCAACTGTAGCAGACCCAGATGCAGCCGCTCCTGGTGGTTACACAACTGGTACTGGTATGGACACTGCTGATGCAGAAGACCTAGGTGACGGAACTACTTTCAATGAGATGCAATTCTCTGTTGAAAAGATTTCTGTAACTGCTGTCTCTCGTGCATTGAAAGCAGAGTACACAACTGAACTAGCACAAGACTTGAAAGCAGTTCACGGTCTTGACGCTGAAACTGAACTTGCAAACATTCTTTCTGCTGAAATTCTAGCAGAAGTTAACCGTGAAGTAATGCGTACAATCTATCGTGTTGCTAAGAACGGTGGTTCAGGTGCAGACGGTTCATTCGACATCGAAAACGATGCTGATGGTCGTTGGTCAGTTGAAAAATTCAAGGGACTAATGTTCCAAATCGAGCGTGATTCCAACAAAATCGCTCGTGAAACTCGCCGTGGTAAAGGTAACTTCATCATCTGTTCCGCAGATGTTGCTTCAGCCCTAGCCATGACTGGTCTTCTTGAAAACAACCCACAAATGTCAACTGGTATCACCGTAGACGAAACTGGCAACACTTTTGCTGGTGTCCTAAACGGTCGTTACAAAGTGTACATTGACCCATATGCTGGCACAGACTTCTGTGTTGTTGGCTACAAAGGTCAAAACGCATATGACGCTGGTATCTTCTACTGCCCATACGTACCACTACAGATGGTTCGTGCAGTAGGCGAGAACACATTCCAGCCTAAGATTGGCTTCAAAACACGCTACGGCATGGTTGCGAATCCATTCGCTGAAGGTACAACTGCAGGTAACGGCGCACTTACTAAGCGTGCCAACACTTACTACCGTATCTTCTCAGTATCAAACATTCTATAAGAATAAGATACTTAGTAGTAAAACTCGAAAGGGCGGTCTTCGGACTGCCCTTTTTTTTGATTATAAATAAATGTGTAGACGATAGGAGAAACTGAAATGGCTGATGCTACACAAAATTTGAACAAACTCTATCAATCGAACTTTAGGTTCGATATTCAACGTGCGCCTATCTTTTCAAGTTTTGCACAAAACGTACAACTACCATCAATCACACTAGGGGAAGCACAGCAAGGTACCCCATTGATTGATATCCCAATTCCTGGAGATAAACTAATCTATGGTGAGTTGTCTGTTGATTTTCTAGTTGATGAAGAAATTCGTGGGTGGATGGAAATCCATAACTGGATGCGTAGTGCAGGTTACCCAGAAAGTACAGATGAATACGATAAACTAATCTATGCAGATGCAGTATTGACTATTCTATCAAACACAATGAACCCACTAGTAAAAGTGACTTATTACGATTGCTATCCAACATCATTAGCAGAAATCTCTCTAAACTCACAAACATCTAGTGAAAGCGTTGTATCGAATGCGTCATTCAGATTTAGAAGTTATGACGTAGAACCGCTTATGGCTGGTTTAGACGAATACGAAACTATCAACACAACAATAGAATTAACATCATAGATACAATGATACATTGATATCAACACCTAGATAATAACAGGGTTGTCAAGTAAAGTCAAGGGAATATAATTTAATAAACCACTTGACAAATGACCTTAAAGGTGTTATATTACTAACTAAATGTACCATTGGCGTGGGGTGAAAAATGAAATTAGAAGAAATACAAGATTTGTGGACTGAAGACTGCAACTGGCAAGATGACTTGCTTGATGAAGAACTTCTCAGAATTCCACGACTACATACTAAGTATTATAAGATTTTCTCACAAGAGAGATTACTTTTAGTCAAACTAAAAAGTGACATGAAAGTTCTCGTAGGTGAGAAGTGGGAATACTATCTCGGTGATATGCCGCAAGAAGACTTGCAAGAAAAAGGTTGGGAACCATTTCTTAAAAAGCCACTCAAAGCAGATATACCCAGATATATAGAAGCAGATAAAGATATAATTGCACTTAACTTGAAAGTATCTTATCAACAGGAGAAAGTAGACTATTTGGATAGCATAATCAAATCGTTGACGGCTCGTGGTTACAATATCAAAGGCGCAATTGAGTGGCGCAAATTTACAAATATGAATGGAGCATTTTAAGATGTACTTGAAAAACCCTTGTTTCATCCTGAACGAAGCGGCAGGATTACCATCACATGCATTAGACAGAACCAACAAATATGTTGATAATCTGAAATTGCAACCCGCTGAAACTATCAAAAAATCAGGCGCAGGTGCGCCACCTCGTCAAAGTGGTGTAGCATTCTTAGAGTTTGCAAGAGATGTGCAATACTTGTATGAGAATGTTGACAAACTTATTAAGCGTGGTAACCAACTCGCAGGTTGGAATTTCGAATATAACTATATCGAACCAATTCAGTATACAGTTTACGGAAAGGGTCAGTATTATGACTGGCACATCGATACTGGCGCATCAACTGCCGCACAGAAACGTAAGTTGTCATTCTCAATTCTACTGGATGATGAAGATAGTTTTGAAGGTGGTGACTTTCAAATCGAATGGGGTAACCCAAACGATGGCGAAGACAGAATCCACACTTTGAAACTCGGTAAAGCAGGTTCTATGGTTATCTTCCCCTCACACGTTTATCATCGTGTAACTGAAGTTACTAAAGGAACACGCCGCAGTCTAGTCGGTTGGGTTCATGGACCAAAATTCAAATAAAGAACAACTTGAGATTTCACAAGATAACTCAGTTCACATTCGAATAGATTGTGATGCTGGTACAGCATATGAGTTACAAGATTTCTTTACGTTTCAAGTCCCTGGTGCTACATTCATGCCCGCATATCGCAATAAGATGTGGGATGGAAAAATTCGTCTATACAACGTGTATACGAAAAGGCTCTACGCAGGACTGCTCCCATATGTTGAAGAATTCGCTCGGAGTAGGGGCTACGGTCTCTCCTTTGACGATAGTGTAGAGTTTGCTGAAGAGTTTTCTCTACATGAAGCGGAAGAGTTTAGCAAATCACTTAATCTTCCGTTGACAGCAAGAGACTACCAACTTGACGCACTTACCCACGCCGTGCGGAATAGAAGGTGTCTCTTGTTGTCGCCTACTGCTTCAGGTAAATCACTCATAATCTATCATCTTGTCAGATGGTACAATGCAAAAACTTTACTTGTTGTTCCGACAACATCTTTGGTACATCAGATGGTGTCAGACTTTGCAGAATATGGTTGGGATGTTGAAGCAAACTGTCACAAAGTAATGGCAGGACTAGATAAAGTATCAGACAAGCAAGTTATCGTATCAACTTGGCAATCGATTTATAAGATGCCAAAAGAATACTTTGAGCAGTTTGATGTTGTGATAGGTGATGAAGCCCATCAATTCAAAGCCAAATCACTCGCAAGCATTATGGAAAAACTTGAAGATTGTAAATATCGCTTTGGATTAACAGGTACCTTAGATGGTACACAAACACACAAATTAGTCTTAGAGGGTCTATTTGGTGTTGTTGAGAAAGTGGTCACAACAAAAGAATTGATGGACAAAGGAAACTTAGCAGACTTCAAAATCAAAGTGCTTGCACTAAGATACCCAGAAGAAGTCTGCCAAGAAGTAGTCAATCTGAAGTATCAACAAGAGATGGACTACATAGTTAAACATGAACAGCGAAACAGGTTTATTAGGAATTTGTCGCTCAGTCTGAAAGGAAATACCTTGTTGCTCTTTCAGTATGTAGAGAAGCATGGTAAATTATTGTATGAAGATATTAGTGAGAAAGCAGAAGAAAATCGGAAAGTATTCTTTGTCGCAGGGTCAGTTGACGCTGAAGACCGAGAAAATATTAGAGCGATTACTGAAGGCGAGGAGAATGCGATTATTGTGGCTTCATATGGCACGTTCAGTACGGGAATTAACATTCGCAATCTTCATAATATTATATTTGCTAGCCCAACGAAATCACGAATTAGGAATTTGCAATCTATTGGGCGTGGGTTGCGTCTAGGTGATAAAAAGGCTGAAGCAGTTCTCTTTGATATTGTGGACGACTTTCACTATAAGAGTAAAAAGAATTTTACGCTAGA